GCGGGACGGCAGCAAGCTCGTTGATCGGCCCGCGGCCGAGGCAGCGTTCTTCGAGGAAGGCCGGGCGCTCCGTGATGCTTGGCTGGCGTGGCCGGCCCGGGTCGCGATCGAGATGGCCGACGAGCTGAAGATCGAACCGAGGCAGCTGACGCCGGTCCTGACCGCCTATGTCAAAAAGCACCTCACCGAACTCGGTGAGCCCTCCGCCGGCGAGTTCGGCTGATACCGCGAGCCTGCGAAGCTCCTGGCGCCGCGGGCTGACCCCGCCTCCGGACCTCGACGTGGTGCAGTGGGCGGAGCGGTATCGCCGGCTGAGCAAGGAGAGTTCGAACGGCGGCCGGTTCATCGCCTCGCGTGTCGAGGTGGCGCGCGGGCCCATGCTGTGGGCGACCGAGCCGGGCGTCAGCAAAATCACGCTGATGGCCTGCACGCAGCTGCTCAAGACGACCTGCATCGAGAACATCGCGGGCCGCTTCATCCACGTCGAGCCGTGCCCGATCCTCGGCGTGTTCCCGAAGGACGACGCGGCCGAGACCTTCTCGAAGGACCGGCTCGCGCCGATGATCCGAGACACGCAGGTGCTGCGAGACCTGTTCGGGGACGCCAAGTCGCGGGACTCGGGCGCGACCCTGACGCACAAGCAATTCCCTGGCGGCCACATCACGCTGGTGGGCGCCAACAGCCCGACCAACCTCGCCATGCGGCCCATCCGGCTGCTGGTCTGCGACGAGATCGACAAGTACCCGCTCTCGGCCGGCGGCGAAGGCTCGCCCATCGATCTGGCCGAGGAGCGGCAGGCCGAGTTCAAGGCCAACAGCCTGACGGTGGTGGCCTGCTCTCCAACGATTGCCGGCCGCTCGGCGATCGAGGCGAGCTACGACGAGAGCGACCAGCGCAAACCCTACGTCTGCTGCCCGCACTGTGCGGCTTGGCAGTCGATGGAGTGGGAGCAGGTCCGCTTCGACAAGGACGAGGGCGGCAAGATCATCGCCGCCTCGGCGCGGTACGAGTGCGTCAGTTGCGAGCAGCCCTGGACCGAGGCGCAGCGCCTCGTCGCGCTCCGCAAGATTGAATGGCGGCAGACGGCCTCGTTCACCTGCTGCGGAGAGAACCAAGTCCCCGAGCAATGGGCGCCCGAGGCGCACGGGGTGCGGCGGGCCCTCTGCCGATCCTGCGGCTGTGAGGCTGTCCCGAACGACCACGCGGGCGGGCAGGCCTCCAAGCTCTACGCGCCGAAGCAGACCATCAAGGAGACGGTCGCGAAGTTCGCGCGGGCGCTGCGACGGGGACCGGAGGCGTTGCGGACCTTCTTCAACACGCAGCTCGCCCGAACGTGGAAGGAAGGCGCGGACGCTCCCGAGTGGCAGGACGTCTACGCCCGGCGCGACGACTACCTGACCGGCACGGTCCCGACCGGCGCGCTGATCCTTTTCGCCGGTGCGGACGTGCAGAAGGACCGCCTCGAGGTCACGGTCTGGGGCTTCGGCCGCAACCGCGAGCGCTGGTTGATCGAGCACCGGGTGCTGACGGGCGACACGAGCCGGTCGGAAGTCTGGGCCGAGCTTGAGGCCATGTTCAGCGAGACATGGGAGCACGCCAGCGGCTCCGAGATGATGGTGCGGGACTGGGGCATCGACTCCAGCGCCTTCACCGCCGAGGTCTATGCCTTCGTCCGGTCCCAGGCCGGCCGGGGCAACGTCCACGCGATCGACGGCCAGGACAGCTACTCGGGGGCCTTCCTCGGCCTCGGCAACAAGGACTCGACCGCCAAGGGCAAGAAGCTGCGGCGCGGGCTGAAGACGGTCCGGGTCGGCGCCTCGTTTGCCAAGCAGGAGTTGATGGGCTGCCTGGGCCTGCAGCGCCCCTCGGGCGAGGCGCCGTTCCCGGCCGGCTTCGTCCACCTGCCGCGGGACATTCCCGAGGACGGTGTCCGGCAGCTGACCGCCGAGGAGTTGGTGGTGAGCGTCAGTCGTGGCCGGACCCGGCGCGAGTGGGTGCCGATCGGCGGACGCCGCAACGAGTGGCTGGACTGCGCGAACTACGCCCGCGGCCTGGCCGCGATGCGCGGCTGGGATCGCTGGCGCGAGACGCACTGGCGCGGCCTGGAGGATGCCCTCGGCATCCAGCGGACCACGATCGCACCTGCGGCTGACATCGCGACCCCGGCCGTAGCCGCGGGCTCGCTCGCTGACCGCAACCTGAGGCGCAGCACTCGCCGCAGCGTGGTCCGCAAGGGACCGATGAGGTAGGCATGCCCGGCTACACCGAGAAGCAGCGCGACGCCCTGAAGCGAGCGATCGCCAGCGGCGCCCTGACTGTCGAGAGCCCCGATACGGGCCGGATCACCTACCGCAGTCTCGCCGAGATGCGGCAGGCGCTCGCGATGATCGAGCGCGACCTTGCCGGCGATCAGACCGGCGCGACGCGTCGGCGCCGGACGCGTGCGATCGTGATGTTGGGCAGCGGCGGGTGGTAGCCGTGGCAACGCCCGTCCGGTTTCGGATCAAGGGAACACGGGACTACGTCGCGCCGCTCGCCATGGACGTGGCGGGTGACGTGCCCGGTGTTGCCGCGTCGTCGGCCTACGAGGTCGCTGGCGGCACGGGGCGCCGCTCGCGCGCGTGGCGCGTCGGCAGCTTCGGCCCGAACAGCGCACTCACCTACGCGCTCGACGAGTTGCGCCGGAAGTCGCGCGACCAAGCGCGCAAGAACCCACTGGCCGGCGCGGCGGTCGACCGGCTGACCGCCAACGTCGTCGGCACCGGCATCGTGCCACGCTCGACGGCGGCTCGCTCGACGGCCGGCCTCTCGAAGAGAGACGCCAAGCGCGTGAAGGCCGAGGATGCGGCTTACCGAGCCGAGGTGCAGCGGCTCTGGCTCGAATGGACAGACCAAGCCGACAGCGTCGGCGCGCATGACTTCTACGGACTGCAGGCGCTCGCAGTGCGCGGGATGATCGAGGGTGGTGAGAGCTTCGTCCGATTGCGCACCCGGCGCCTCACGGACGGCCTGCCGGTTCCGCTACAGCTTCAGGTGCTGGAGGGCGACCACTGCCCCCATACTCGAACCGAACCCACGAACCGGATCCGTCAGGGCATCCAGTACGACGCGATCGGTCGGCGAGTCGGCTACTGGCTTTATCGCGAGCATCCCGGCGACAGCACGCAATCGCTGTCCGGCTTCGAGCAGGTGCAGGTCTCAGCCGACGACGTCTGCCATCTCTACCGGGCGATGCGGCCTGGGCAGGACCGCGGCGAGCCCTGGCTCGCGCGGGCGCTGCGCACACTCTACGATCTCGACGGCTATCTCGACGCCGAGCTGGTGCGGAAGAAGAACACCACCCGCCTCGTCGGCTTCATCAAGAAGGCGCTGGACGAGAGCGGCGACCCGATTGCACCGGGTGGAGGGCCGCTTGGGTCTGACGCCCCAGATGATGATGGGGTCGCCACGCTCGACTTCGACCCCGGCACCCTGCAGGTGCTGGCCGACGGCGAGGACATCACCTTCTCAGACCCGAAGGACGTCGGCCCGAACTTCGAGGCCTTCGTCCGTGAGGCCAAGCGCGGCATCGCGGCGGCGTGCGGGCTGCTCTACGAGACCCTGAGCGGCGACTACAGCCAGCTCAACGACCGCACGCTGCGCGCCGCGCTCAACGACTTCCGCCGCGCCGTCGAGGGGTGGCAGCACCACCTCGTCGTGTTTCAGCTGTGCCGGCCGGTCTGGGCGCGCTGGATCGATCTCGCGCTCTTGTCCGGCGCGCTGAAGCCCCCGGCCGGAATGACCCGTCAGCAGGCCGCGGCGGTCGGCTGGATCCCGCAGGCGTGGCCGTACATCCACCCGGTGCAGGACGTGCAGGGCAAGACGATGGAGATCCAGGCGGGTCTGTCCTCGCGCAGCCGCAAGGTAGCCGAGGGCGGATACGACGCCGAGACGATCGACGCCGAGAACCAGGCCGACAACGAGAGGGCCGACACGCTCGGCCTCTCCTACACCAGCGACGGACGCCGGTCGGCCAAGGATGCCGAGGCTCCCGATGCTGTCGAGCCGCCCGAAGGCGACCAGCCTCCTACAACCTGAATTGGAGCCGCCATGACCGTTTTGGTCAATGGGACCGAGATCGTGCTCTCCGGCACGGTCGGCGATCTCTATTGGGACGAGTGCTTCACCGCCTCGGACGTCATCCTCGCGCTCGCCCAGGTTGGGCGCGGGCAGGACGTCACCATCCGCCTCAACAGCGGTGGCGGCATCGCCACCGAGGGCGCGGCGATCCACTCCGCCATCGCCGCCCATGGCGGGCGCAAGACCATCGTCGTCGAAGGCATTGCCGCATCGGCCGCCTCCGTCATCGCGATGGCGGGCGACGACGTGGTGATGTCGCCCGGCGCCCTGATGATGGTGCACGACCCGTCGGGGTTCACCTTCGGCACCGTCGATGACCACGAGAAGCAGATCACGGCGCTGACCGCGCTCGCGACGGCGATGGCCGGCATCTACGCTGAGAAGACCGGCAAGGGTGTGGACGAAGTTCGCGCCGACATGCGCGCCGAGATCTGGATGACGCCCGAAGAGGCGGTCTCCGGCGGCTACGCGGACCGCGTGCTGACCCGGGCGTCCGGCGCCGATCCCGAGCCGCAGCCGACGGCCTTCGACTACCGCCTTTTCGAACATCCGCCGGAGCGCCTGGTCGCCCTGTCGGATCGGCGTGCGTGGACCAACCGCGCCCGCTCCACCGCGGCGGCGCCCGCCGCCTTACCCCGCCAGCAGGAGAAACCCATGGCGACCGAACCGGCGGGCAATGGGCCCGCGCTTCCTCACAACCCGAGTGCCGCCCTCGCAGCCGTCGTGGACGGTCCGCGCCCGGACGCTTCCAGCACCACCCTGGCGCGCTCCGACGCAGCGGAGATCGCCAAGCTATGCGTCGATGGGGGTGTGCCGGCCATGGCCTCGACTCTCCTCGCCGAGGGCGTGACCGTCGCCCAGGCCAAGGAGCGCATCGGCGCAGCTGGTCAGATCAACGATCTCGTCGCGCTCGCCCGGCGCAAGGATCCGACCCTCCCGGCCGAACTCGGCGCCACCATGCTGGCCGAGGGCAAAACCGTCGAGCAGGCCCGCTCCGTGCTCTTCGACAAGCTCGTGGCGGCCGAGGAGAAGACCGCCGTCTCGTCGCATGTCCCGGCCGACGGCAAGGGCGACCCGACCGCCCGGATTGTTGGCCACTACCGCGCCGCCACTGGTGCCAAGCCCCGGGCGGCCTGATCGGCCGACCGCACTTCCCTCGAAAAACAGGAGGCCGCTATGGCCGTGACCAACATCCCCTACGCCGGGGCCGGCATGGCCGGCTTCGAGAGCAACGACGGCTTCGCCCAGGTCGAGCTTTTCAACTCCGCCATCCCGCATCCGGTGACGGAGGACTTCCCGGTCGGCGAGAGCACGAACCTGCCGGCCTTCTCGGTGGTCGGGCTTAACGCCGACGGCAACCTCGTCCTGGCGCAGACCAGCGGGACCGCCGTTGCACCCATCGGCGTGACCACCGCGCCCGTCGCCACCGGTGCAGGCCAGACCGACCGCATCGCGATCTACCGCGCCGGCAACTTCAACCCGGCCGCTCTGACCTGGCACGCCGACTTCAACACCGACGCCAAGAAGGCAGCGGCGTTCCGCGGCGCCCCAGCCCCCACCAACATCGTCATCCGCAAGCGTCTCTGACGCCAGGGCAAGGAAAGGACCATCGTCATGGCGTTCGAGCGCTACGAAATCTGGAACACCCACACGCTGCTCGGAGTGTACCGGGAGACCGACAGCCCGACCAACTACTGGCTGGACCTGCTCTTCCCCAACGAGATCTCCTCGACGGACGAGTACATCGACTTCGAGAAGATCCCGCGTGCCGGCCGCAAGCTCGCCCCCTTCGTGGCGCCGCTCGCGCAGGGCCGGCCGATCTACGAGGAAGGCGGCCGGGTGGCGCGGTTCAAGCCGGCCTACGTGAAGCCCTCGGATCCGGTGACCCCCTCGCGGGCGCTCACGCGTCGTCCGGGTGCGCTGCTCGCCCCGCAGGACATCACGCCCGAGGCTCGCTACGACGCGATCAAGGCCGACATCCTCGCCTATCACCGCACGGCGATCGAGCGGCGGTGGGAATGGCTCGCCGCCAAGGCCGTCATCGACGGCGCGGTGACCATCGATGGTGACGACTACCCCGCCGTCAGCATCAACTTCGGTCGAGCTGCTGGGCACACCGTCGTTCTCGGCGCTGGCGCTCGCTGGGGCGATACCGGCGTGTCGGTGCTGGACACCATCCAGGGCTGGATGGACCAGATGCACGCGGCGGAGTTTGGCGGCGCCCCGAACCGGATCACGCTCGGCACGGCGGCCTGGGCGGCGGCTCGGAAGGACGAGGCGCTGCTGAAGGAGATGGACACCACCCGCCGCGGCAACGACGTGGACGTTCGCACCGGCCTCTACGGCACGGGTGAGGCCCGCTACGTCGGCACGCTCGGCGCCGGGCTCGAGGTCTGGGTCTACAACGACTACTACAGCCTCGGCGGCACGGTGACCCCGTTCATGTCGCCGAAGGACATCGTCCTCACGGGTCCCAACGTCCAGGGCTACCGCTGCTTCGGCGCCATCGTCGACGTCTACGCGCAGTTCCAGGCGCTGCCGATCTTCCCGCGCAACTACATCATCCCCGGTGACGTCGCGATCGAGCAGATCGTGACGCAGTCCGCGCCGCTGATGGTGCCGGTCAACCCCAACGCCACCCTGAAGGCGACCGTCGTCGCCTGACACCCCCAAATCCGAGAGGAGAGAGCACGATGGCCCAGGCCTTCGCGATTGCGAGCCTTCATGTCCGCCGCTCCGCGCCCGAGGTGCGGGACGGCAAGGTGGTGGTGCCCGGCAAGGTTGAGGTCGTGCCCGCCGGCGCGATCACCGACCTGTCCGACGAAGACTTCAAGGTCTTCGAGGCGGCCGGCGCGGTGCGCCGCCCGTCCAAGATGGATCGAGCGATGGCCGAGGGCGACGATGCGCCCGAGGCCGTCGAGACCGCTGTCGGCCGACCCGTTCCGGCCAAGCAGGCGCGGTGAGCGTCTTCGACCTCGCTGTCGACGCCCAGTTCGAGGATCCGAACCTCGGACTGAATGCGATCTGGCGCACGGGCGGTGCCGAGACCGGCCTGCCCGTGCGCGTCCGTCGGCGCTCGCCCGAGGCGATCATCGGTGCGGCCGGCAACCAGTTCGATCTCGATGCCATGCTGATTGATGTGC